TGTTTCTAAAGTAACACTTCCAGCAGGTACATCAACTTCTCTTAACCAATATTTTGTTTCTATTTCACCTTGAATGTCAGTATCTATGATAGCAGTTAATGGTTCTGTAGAAAAGTTAGTTCCTGTTGCCCAATTAACATTCAATATAGTTTCACTTTCAACTTCAGGTTCATAAATATCTTGTTCATAAGGATTTGCAATAATATAATTAGAAGCCATTTCATCATCAAAACCAACTTCACCTCTATGTATTTGTACTGCTTCAATACTTACCTTATCTAAAGACTTTGTTATTTTATTTACAAAGAATATAGGATATATTGGTTGTCCGTTTTTAATAATCTCTTGTGTATAGTCTTGTCCAAATGCAAGTTTACCACCCATAAGTTCGTCAAATCTTATTGTATCACCTATTTCAAGATTCATATAACTTGGAGGTAAATCTATTTTAGCAATTAAATGTTGGTTACAATACCACATTAATAGTTTTCTTTGTAGTTTTCTTGCAGTTAATTCATCTCTAATGTATTCACTTTCAAATTCTAATTTAGCATCTTCTGATTTTAAGCCGTAGTAATTAATATCATAATTATTTTCAGGACCATCAAATGTAAATGTAACAATATCTAAAGTATCTCTAACAATGCCATTATTATCTTTAATGCCATATCCTGTTTCTTCTGCGTAATCTCCTGATCCATAATCTTTTTTATACTTAACATTTACTTGGTTTTTAACATCATCTAATTTTGTTAAACTAAATGAATATTTTATAATGTCTTGATTGTCTATAACAGGATACTGTGTAAAGTCTGTTTCTTTTTCAACCATATATAAAAACTTAAATTCGCCTTGACTATTAAAAGCAGGTATATAAACTGACGATTTAAACAATCCCTCTACAAAAGATTTAGCTTCCCTTTGTTCTTTAAGAGTAAAACTATGTATCCAATTATCTTCTATATCTACATCAGGCAATTCTACATTACCTTCATAATTAAGTTCGTTTTTAAGTATATCTCTTAATATGAATTGTGGTTTAGCTATAGGTTCGCCTAAACCATCTATTCTACCTACAATACTTGCATAATAATCTTGATTGTATATATCTGTGATTAAACAATCTTGTAATGTATAAAAGTTGTTAAGGTTAGCCATAACTGAAGAAACTTGTTGCTGACTACCTCCTTGGCTTTTAATTAAAGGCATACCCCATTGAATACTGTCGTAAGCATTAGTTGTGCCGAAACCTATAATAATATTATCATAATCAATACCAGCTATACCATTTAACAAAGTATCAGAAGTTTCATATCTTTTTTCTGATTCGTTAATATGAAAAAAATGTTCATTGTTAGGAACTTGACATTCAGTAATCCAATCTTCTGTATCACGATTTTTATCCCAATTATTATTGTTATTATCCATATCGTCAAATTCATAGTTGTTTTCTTTATCTGCATTTAATAATTGTCTTTCAACCCAAAAACTTACTGGTTGATACCTTAGCCTTGAAGATAAAAATATATTATCATCATCATAATCTGGTGTATAATGTTCATTTTGTGGAGTTGTATATTGAATATGATAAAGTATTTTAGTTACACAAGGATAATCGCCAATATCTTTGTTTAATTCTAATCTTGCATAAGCTCCACCACTTTCAGGGTGGCTTGTTCTTATTTGCGAGTTTATATGTAAACCTGTATCATTACGATTATTTTGTATCAAATCTACATTAAAATTACCATTATAACTTGCATTAACGTGATTTTGGTCAATAGTTTCTGTAAATTCACCTTCTTGTGATACATTATCATTAATATTAGTAGCTCTCCACCAAGTTTTATCCCCTGTACTCCAATTTTCATCATATTTACTATCTAAATCAGAATTATCATTATCATCACCTTCTACATTAACCACTTTAGTAATATTGTCTAGTCTATCATTTGTATAACCATAAAACTTATTAGATGACCTTACAAAAGTATAATCATCTTCACCTGAAATATTTGATTTTCCGTGGTTTTTTGCATAAAAAGATACTTTTTCTACAGGTCTATATATTCTTGTAGGTAAACCTATTTCACCTGTTCCTACTAATACATCTTCTTCTTCTGTATATGATTCATATAAGAATGAATTTTCGTTAAGATTAAATTTAGCACTACCATTAGCATTAGCATTTTCAAAACTATATATATTTGTTTCTAAATTAGGATATTCTCTTGAACCAAATTTCTTTGCTAATTCTTCCATAATAGGCATATAACCATTATTATACACAGATAGACTTGCATTTTCATTTAACCAATTATTAACTATTAAAACGTGTTGGTTGTTTATGTATGGATTTTTAAATGATACTTTGTTTGCAGCGTTCCATACATTAAATAATTCTTTATTAGGTTTATCTAATTCTATGTCGTTTAATTTGTTTATAACTGTTGGACTTTTATCTACATAGCCATATACCATAGGGTAAGGTTGTCCAATTTGTTCACCAGTATATAAGTTTTCATCTTGTAATGTAGTAGATGGTATTTGTGTTGCTAATTTTTGTTGTGTTAGATCTTCTAAAGTAAGGTTCAAAGTTTCTGCCGATTGACTATAACGCCTAATTGTGCCAGTATAGACAAGTAAACACTCATCTAAGGTATCTATACCATTAGAAGCATAATATACCTGTACAACAGCATTTAACAAAGATTGTACATCATCACTAAATATCTTGCCTTTGTATTGATTGTTAGATATAGATAAGGATACACTTGAAATAGTGTATTTTGAATTTATAATGTCGGCAGACGACTTGATAGAAGGACTATTAAGTAGTAAAGGGTTATACGCCTCACCACCTATGTTTGTTTCCTTAATTGATAAATTAATTACTTCTGTCGCCGAATCTAATGGATCATCTATCTGTACACCTTTATATATCCTAACCAAAGGATATAAAGACGTTCTAGTACCATTACCTAGTGCTTGTTTAAATTTAGGAGGTAAAGTTAACATTAACCAATTCCAAAATCACTACCCCTACGGACAGCTTCTTTAATTGATTCTGCAAGTTCGCCTTCAACAAAATCTTGTGTTAAAACATTACCTGTAACGCTTACATTGATACTTCCACCACCACCTGATTGATTCATTTGGTTAAGTGTTTCTAAGCCGATAGATTCTACTGCATTTCTACTCATTACAAATTCGCCACGTTCTGCTTCTATAATAGTACCACCTTGTGAGTGTCTGTTTCCACCTACATAACCACCTTGTTCAAATGAGCCGTAGACTTGACCTCCACCTCCAGAACCACCACCCATTTTAGATAATTGAGTTTCTATTTTAGCAACATTAGCTAAACCTTGTGCAATTATTGCAGCACCTGTAACAAAACCTAATGTACCACCTTGTTTGAACGCTTTGTTTGCACCTGCGTATGTATCAATTATAGCTGCTGCTTGTGCAAGTCTTGCTTGTTCTTTGGTATTTTTTCCTGTAGAACCTGCTAAATTACCTAATGCACCTGCTAATCTACCAAATGATTTAATTTTAGCTTCTTCTATATTTAAAAGTTTTTGTTCTTGACTAATTACAACACCTAATTGTTGTGCGTAAGCATCAGCAGCAATTATAGCATCAGTATAATTACCTGCTTTTGCTGCACTATCTGCTTGTGTTTTTAATTCTCCAAGTAATTTTTGATTTCTTGTTAAACTTTTTCTTAAAATATCTTCTTGTGTTTCTGGTAAATCCATTACAATTTGAGTTGGCAAAGTAGTGCCAATATTTTCTTGTAACATTTGAATTTCTTTCATTAAAATTTTAATTTGTGCTAATGTAACTAAATCATTTTCATATAATGCTGTTTCTTGTTCTGTTTCTGCAATAGCTTTTTGTACATCAAAAAGATTATCTAAATCTTCTTGTAATTGTTTTGGAAAACTAAAAATATCAACACCATCTTGAACTTCTGAAATAAAACCTCTAAGAGTTGCTGGTATTGCTTTTAAAAAATCTTCAAAACTATCAAAACCTTTACTTACATCTATAAAATCTTGATACATTAAAATTGCATCACCTAAATCTACATTATGCTTATCAAAAAGTGTATCATATTTTTTTTCTAAATCTAAAATTAATTGACCTTCTTTATTAAGTTGTGTAGCTCTTATTTTTTCTAAATTTGTAATTATTTCTGTATGGTTAATTATTTTTTCAAAATTAAGATTTCTTTCTAATTCTCGTTTTTGTATTTTAAGTAAAGTTATATCATATTCTCGTGTATTAATGTTTAATTCTTTCATTTTTCTGACTACAGTTTCTAAAGGTGCTTCAGACATTTGTTTTAATTGTTCTGTTGCTGAATTTAAATTTTTTGTAAAATCTCTTAAACCTTGTCCTGTAGGACCAAGTAAAAACTCTCCTAAAGCTGAAGATGTTTGAAATAATGCGTCTTGCATATTAGATAAAGAACCTGAAAAAGTTTGTGCTAATTGTGTAGTTGCACCTGCTACACCAGCATTTGGATCAGTAAAAGTATCAATCATAGCTTGTCTAAATGCAGGTAATGTTAGCTTTGTTATATCATCAATACCTTTAAAATCTTTTATAAGATTTAATATGCCTCTTTCTCTTAAAACGTCTGCTGCTCCTGCACCACCTGCAAATGCTCTACCCATAGCTTGTGCTGCATCTACAACATCTGTGCCCATAAATGCTGCTAAATCTGCTGCTGGTTTAATAGTTTCTTCTGCGTCTAAACCAAATGCTTTTAATTGTGTACCTGCTTCTACAATTCTATCTATAGCAAATGGTGTGGTTGATGCTACTTTAGTAAAATTAGCAAATACAGTTTGACCTTTAATAATACTTCCATATAAAGATGATAATCTTTTTTGTAATTCTTCACTTCTGGATGCTGCACCTAATATTTTTTGAGTAACTAATGTAAATGCACCAGTAACTAATCCAGCACCAAAAGAAACTAATAATAATTTAGAACGAATTGTAGATAATCTTAAACTTAAAACTCCAAATGCTTTAGAATTTCTTTTTGTATTAGTAGTAAGTAATCCAAAAACTCCTGCTAACCTCATTAAAGGTCGTTGTGCTCTATCACTTCTATCTTTAACTTCTTTTAATTCTTTGTTGTATTTACCAGTTAATTGTGATAAAGTTTTTATAGCTTTTTGTAAATCTTTATGACCTTTAGGGGTAAACCTTACGATAATATCAGACATCTTTTTTCGCTTTCTCTTTTACGTTGTTTATCTTCTTCGCCATCGCATTTTTAATTATAAAAAAATATTGTACCCATCTTGCAGGTTGTTCACCATAACTACCTGAGTGTGCTGGTGTACCTGTTTCTGTACAATATAAATACTTATTAAGAAGTTTCATATACTTCTCATCTCTAACGTGATTTACACACGCAAAGAAAGGTAATTGTGCAGTAATACTTTTAGCCACATCAAACTCCTTCCCTTTTTCTTCGTTAAATTCTTTAGTTTCTTGGGCAATTAAATCAATAACTGCCCAAATATCATCTTGTGATCTAAACTCTCGTGTTTCGTATCCGTTTTCCGTCTTTACAGGTAACTGTGCTTCATAAGGAAAATCACAATAAGGACAGCCTCCACAGCTATCAGACAATATAGTCAGTTCTACTTGGAGGCTTTCTCTTCCCCCACAAGAAGATACTCCTGCATTTTAACAAAAATATCAGTTCTATCTTTTAATGTGAGTGTTTTTAGAAACTCATCAGATGTATCGCCGTCAACACATAAACGTAACCACTTAGTAATCGTACTATTCATCATCTTCATACCTTTAGGATTACCTTTAGCATCATACTGATACTCTACAGAATCAAGCATTTCATCTCTTTCATCTATAGATACATCTTTTAACTTAATCTTACTTCCAGATTCAAGTTTAAATTCCATTGTTTATTCCTTTATTTTAATTAACAACTAACTTCTACTAAAGCATTAGAACCATCACCAACACCTTTAACAGATAAGTCTAACATCATAACATCACCTTCATTAAAAGAAACATTAGTTAATACTGTTTTTGGAATACTAATACCAAAACTTGCTGCTGCTAGTGCATCTTGATGATTTAATTTAGTTTCTTGTGCTGCTACAGTACCTACTTCTGATTGACTGTTAAATTTCTCAAAGAAATCTTCAGTTTTATCATCATATTTAACTGTTGCATCTAATGTTACAGAAAATTCGCCTGCTCTTGAAATAACTTCATATCCTGTTGATGTTACACCAGAAAATGTAGCAGGGTTTTCCATAGTCATTGAAAATGAACTCATAACTAAATCTGCTACACCATATACTTTTCTATATGTTGAAACCCAATTTGTCATAAATCTATTTTCAGAAGCTGCAAAACCTGTGTCTGCTGTTGTAGCTGCATCTGTTAAATCTTCAACTACTGAGCCAGTTTGTAATGTAGCAGAAAATTTAATTCTACCACCTTCAGTACCAGTATCACCATTTAATGTTAAAGATGTACATACACAATCTTTAAACGCTAAGTCAGCATTTGTACCAAAAGCAGATTTAATTACTACTGATAATAATGTTCCTGCTTGACTGCTAGAACCAACTCCAACATTTGTTGTTGCTTGATTTGATGCAAAAGAATAAATACTACTAGCTGAAGTTTCTGCTTCACCTGTAATATTTTCTAATAACATATCAAGTCCATTTACTGTTGCTGTTCCTGATACTGATATTTCTTTTACTGATGCTTTAACATCTTGAAAGAAATCTTCCATTTGTAATACTCTACTACCATTTCTTACATCCAATACTTGTGTTGGGTTTAAAGATGGTGTGCCTATTGAATCAACATCTAAAGCGTGCATATCATTAGTTGCTTCAAATGTGCCAAAAGTGTCTTGTTCTGCTATCAAAAACTGAAATTCTTTTGGCGAGTGTGCTGCTGTTGAAATAGCCATTATTTACTCTCCTTTTTCTTTTTTACTTGTTTAACTTCTTCTACATAATCCCAAGCAGATTTAGGCACTTTATCAACCTTAACTTGCTTTCCAGAATTTAGTTTATTTATTAAAGACGAATCATATCCTCTAAACGTAAAACACCAAAGTTGTGTAATAGGATTGTCTTTATCTTTAAGTTTTATTTTCATATTTGCTCCTAAGCTGTATTACTATGATGTTGTCCACGCCATTCAAACTGTACAACATATTCGTTTTCGTCATCTAAAGCGTTTAGTTCTGTTGCTTCAATTCTACAATTAAAACAGTTTGTGCTATTAGTATCATCTAATGTCATACTAATGTTATCGTGTATTAACGCCTCAATTCTTGATACA